AGTCTGGAATGGGGGAACATAAAATGGCTAAAAATATGTTTCCGACGTACACGAAACGACATATTTTCGAGCAATTAGATATACACCACGCACGTTGAAACTATCACATTGCTTTCTCTAAAAACCGCTTAACAAAGCCGTTCGTATAATAGAACAAGAAGCATTTACCCCTTTAAAACTGGGTTAAATGCTTCTTTTTTACTTTTTGCCCAATGTGGAAACATATCGAAATCAATGTGGAAACATCAAACTATGCTCTAAGCATATATTTTCTTGAGTGTGAGAACATCTATTTTGTAAAAAATTATATCACTACAACCCGATATAACATCTTATCTAAGCCATCGGGTGTGTGATATGTTTCCACAATGATTGGTTCAGTTTTTAAGAACTCAAAACGTCGTTCTTTGAACTCATTGTCTGAATAATTCTTGGTTCCAGCAATACAGTATACGATCTCATTTGGACTTACGGATATCATTTTATAGATGAATGTACTCAATATCTCAGAATCTAGCTCATCGATGACTAGATTCTTTTTACCTAGAACTTCATTGATTTTATTCATACGTTTTCTGGTGTCATAATTTTTTACGTGTTCAAGTTCAAGCTTGTTAATCTCTGCTGTTAGAACTTTAAGTCGATCGGAATATTCTCTATACTTTGCATTAAATATTGATTCTGGAATATCTGGTGTCTTTACTTTTGTATCAATTAAGTTTGATAATGCTATTTCGTTTTCGTCTCTTTCTAATGTTAACTTTTCAATGATACCTTGGACATCATCGACTTTGATGGTTGATTTAATTACCCTTTGAATGGTTGACATGATATCTAGATCTTTTAAGAAGACTTTGTTTAGCATATGGATTGTTGTAGCTTCAATAAGATCTTGACGACTTGCCTTTGCATTACAATTTGCCTTACCCTCAATGTAGCTACCACACTGTTGCATCACCCTTTGTGATGGTTTACCGTAGTTCCAGTAACGTCTTTTTAATGTTCGACCACATTCACTACATATAATCATTGCTGTTAAAGGATATGTTCTACTATATTTTGAGAGGTTTTTATCCTCGCCAATTCTAACCTTAGCTCTATCTTTTCTAATGCGTTGTGCAAGTTCAAAAGTATCTCTATCGATGATTGCTTCATGACTGTTTTCTGTATAATAAGTAGGTGCATGATTTTTATTCTTAACTCTTGTGTGACTCAAATAATCGATGCCTATTGTTTTTTGCTGCAGCATATCACCCATGTATTTTTCATTTTTTAAAATGGTTGTAATTGTTGAAAGTCGCCATTCTGTTTTACCAGCACCTGTCTTTGCACCCATCTCTATAAGTTGCTCTGCAATTTTAGCTGGACCAACACCACTAATGTATAAATTGAATATGAGTTTAACAATCTGTGCTTCCTCAGGTACAACCACTAAGTTTCCACCTTTTTTATCCTTCGTATAACCAAGGAAGCGTTGGTGGTTGATAATAGGCACACCCTCTCTAAAACGACGTTGAACATTCCATTTGACGTTTTCTGACACGTTTCTTGCTTCCTCCTGTGCCATTGATGACATGATGGTGAGAAGAAACTCTACTTTAGGATCTAGGGAACTAATGTTTTCTTTTTCAAAAATAATCTCTACATTGATTTGTCTTAACTCTCTAATGTAGTTAAGTGCATCCACAGTGTTTCTTGCAAACCTGGATATTGACTTGGTAAGTATAATATCGATTTGGCCAGCACGTGCTTTATCAATCATTAAATTAAACTGTTTTCTGTTCTTTGTGCTAGTCCCACTGATGCCCTCGTCTGCATAAATGCCATCAAATATCCAATCTGGATTCTTTGTAATTCGTTGTGTATATTCATCTCGTTGAGCTTCATAACTTGTTTTTTGTTCTAAGTTGTCTGTTGATACTCGTACATAGGCACACACTCGTTTTTTGGTAATTGGATTATTGATTTGATCCAAAGTGTAATGTGTCTTTGGTTGGATGATTCTTACGGTTTTGTTTTTCATATTTTGACCGCTCCTTTCGTTAGTATATACATCACTCAAAAAGCAATGAATAGCAAGTCATTAGTGACTTAATCATTGCTTTTTCTAATATCACTTGTAATACCATAGGCTGACGCTAACTTATTGATGATAATACTGAATTCATCGATTGTGATAAGTTTTTGATTAAATAGCTTCACTATGATTGACTTAGCTATATTGAACTTCATTTCTGAACTAATAATTATACTCATTTTTATTGATATAGATGCAAAGAAAAAAGGAATCGCCTAAGCAATTCCTTTAAAAGGATCTATCGTCAATTTGATCATATGACAACAACCGTCTGATTTACCAACATCAGTTTATCACATTTGAAAAATCAATACTATATGCTTAGTGCATAATCGTTAGAAGAAGTTTTCAATGACTAAATCTTTTTTAAGTGTTGAAGCATATACACCTTTAAAGATTAGATTTTCAGCATTAGCTTTTGTAAAGTATAGAGGCTCCTCATTGATGAAAAAGAAACCCCCATGGTCTTTGTTAAAATATACTTTTGAGACATAAACTCGATCGTAGTACTCAAATAACATTACACGATTCTTTTGATTCTTTTGAGTTCTCCAAAAGAAGTCGATTTCAAGATCGCTTTTCTTATATGCGATCATATCATCATTTATGGTTGATACAGAGATTTGCACTGATGGTACAATTTTTCCTTCTATATGTTCAAAGGTTCTAAATGTTAGAGCCTTTTCATTTCTGTTTGAATAGGGATTACCAATAATGTCATCTACTCGGACATTATAAAAACCTGACAGAGTTATTAGATCATGAATACTAATTTCTCTAGCACCTGACTCATAGTTAACATAACCTTGTCTAGATTTACCTATTATTTGTGCAACTTGAACAGTAGATAAATTATTCGCAAGTCTTAGTCTTTTTAAGTTTTCACTAATGAAAAGATTATTAAAATCATCATCAGATAATAGTTGATAGTTCATTATTCACCTGTTTAACCTTTCTATTTATATTATAGAGCAACAAATGTGGCTTGGTCAAGATTTTTGTATACAATAATTAACACGGCATGCGTCTTTAATATGCAAACATAGGAAAGTTATAACTCTCTTTGTTGCAACTCATCAAATAAGTAGATAAGTCATTTTTTGAATGCTTTTCTTTACTTATAATCATAGGCACCAGGTGAAATGTGCAAGAAAGGAGGAATCATTAACGAATGTATGAAGGGGATTCCATGCACTTAAAACAGAAATCACATGTGCCATTAGTCCGTGAATATCTTAAAGTTTATCGCAACAAAATGGGTTATTCAGCTGAGTACCTGTCCAGGGAACTTGATGTTTCTGCAGTTTATTACAGGCAAATTGAAGGGGGACAAAGAGGAAAAAGGCTACCTATTGAATTGGTTATTAAACTGATTATATTGCTTCATGTGGAACCACTAGAGTTTCTAAAAGCAGAAGCCTCGTATTTAAGTTCATATGAAGAACTAAACGGCATTAAGAAATACAAAAAGATTAGATGGTAACATAATCGCCATTTATCTTATTTTTCAAAAAACTTAGAATCATAAATTTGATACAGAAAGGTGAAAAGATGTCATCAAAAGAAGGGTTTAAGCTACTTACAAAAAAGTATCTAGATGATGCCGATGTAAGTATGACGACTAAGCAATCCTATGAAAGGATCCTTCAGCAATTTGTAGATTACGCCAACACACTGTCTGATTTACCAACTCGCAGTGACGTTATGGCTTATCGAGACTATCTTTTTAAACGCAAGCTAGAAGAGACAACCATTAAGTATCACCTGGTAGTGGTACGAAATTTCTATCGTTGGTATCACACGAACGGTCATGGAGCAAATCCATCGGAAGGGATTAAAAGTCCAAAAATTGAAAAGAAGTTTAAACGTGCGCATTTATCTGAAAGTGAATCCAGACAGTTATTAAAACTTGCTCAAATCAATTCAGATAAAAACATCATTAAATACAGAGATTATGTTATGGTTTTACTTATGCTAACAACTGGGATGCGAACTGTTGAAGTCGAACGTGCAGATGTTAGTGATTTAAATGTGATTGATGATGGTGAAATACTCTATGTTCATGGAAAAGGCAAAACATCGAAGAGTTCATTCGTTCGACTCTCGCCTTTAGTGAATAAAGCAATTGAAACATACATCATGAAAAGAAGCGACCAGTATGAACCGTTATTTATTGACCATAAACCTAAGTATTTAGGCCAAAGAATGAAAACCAGAAACATTAGACGTATTATCAAGGATCTACTCAGAGATATCGGATTTGATGATGATAAACATACAGCACATAGCTTAAGACATACAACTGCAACATTAGCAAGACAATATGGAGCAAACAAGGATGACACTCAAAAGATTATGCGTCATTCAGATCCAGCAACAACAGAGATTTATATGCATGCGGAAATCAAAAGTCAGCATGTTTATGAACATGTTATTGCACAAAAGCTGCTCAATCAAGAAGAAGATGAAGACAACTAAAAATTGAAAAAGAAATGAAAGGATAAGTTATGATCAAAGAATTTCACAACAACCGGTATGGGAAAGTTCGAACAGCGATCATTGATGATCAACCCTGTTTTAACTTAAAAGATTTAACCCATATTTACGGTATAAAAAATATCAACGATTTTCGCTCTAGAATTCCATCAAATGCAGTTAAAACCCTTGAGGTAAAAGACTTAAACGGAGCATCTAAGAATAAGTATTTCATAATCGCTGACTATTTAAGTAGTTGTATGTTTCAATCAACCAAAACTGAAGCTGAAGCAATCAGTGATTGGTTATATCGTACTGTTTTACCAAATTTGATTAAATACCAAAAATACAATGTCGATGAATTTAAGGATCCAGATGTCGCATTAAAATTTTTAGAAGAGTTTGAGGATTTAAGGGTTAGGCATAGTGTTGTTGAAACACAACTCAAACTCAATGCACCAAAAATTAAATATATTGATCGTCTACTAGGTACTGGTAGTACAACAGACTTAGATATGGTTCATGAAGTTATTAGGTACCATGGACTAAAAAGTACTGAACTCTTAAAAATACTTAGAGCTAAACGCATCCTAGATGATTCCAATGTTCCACACCAGGAGTATTGTGACAAGAAGTATTTTAGAGTTGTTGAAGCTAAAGTTGTAAGTGGTGGGAGTACTGTAACCTCACAAAGAACCTATGTATACCGAAGTGGTATTACATTTATTGAACGCATACTAAAAGAATATCAAGGAGCAAAAGATGATAAACGAAACTAAGCGTCAAGAACCAACACGAGATTATTACAAACTAGAAGAAGTAGCAGACATATTAAGAGTATCAAGAAGAACGTTATCAACCTATATCAAAAAAGGAAAACTACACGCATTTAAGATAGGACCAGGGTGGAGAGTATCGAAAGAAAATCTCGTAAAGTTTATTGATGAGCTTCATAAAACAAGCAAAAATAAATAATGATTTATTACGCCGATAATGTGTGTATCAGGGCTATGAAAATGGAAAATGCAGGAAACAAAAGATAATGACTTACAGAAGCATGCTATATATAGAAACCTAAAAATGGCATGCTTTTTGTGATGTGAAAGGACTAAAATAATGGCGAGACCGTTCAAAATGGGACTGCAATACTTCCCACTTGATGTGAATTTTTTTGAAGATGAAAAGATAACGGATTTAAATTTAATGTATGGTGTGATGGGCGAGATGGTATACATCCGCCTTTTAACCATGATTTATGCGCATGGTTATTATTTAGAAATGACAACGGAGCAAGCAGCAAAAGCACTCATAAAGAGTATTGGTAATGCCTGGGCTCCAAGTGTGAATGAAATAGAAAAAATTATTTTAAGAGCCGGTTCTAACGGGCTATTTGATAAAGAACTACTTAGTGTAGGTGTGTTCACTTCAAAAGCGATACAGCGGCAGTTTACGCTTTCTACAAGGCGTAGACGTGGGATTGAGCATCAGAAGTACTGGTTATTGGATCAACATACGATGCTAGAGCTTAATAATTTCTACAAAAAGACACCACAAGTTAATGTGGACAATAACCCGAGTTCAACCGTAGTTATTGATAACAGTAATGATACTTCAAGTGATGTTATTGATAGCAATAATGACACTTCAACTGAGGTTATTGCATACAAAAGTACACAAAAAGAAAAAGAAAAGAAAAAAGAAAGAGATAAAGAGGATAAAAAGGATAAAGGGGTATATTCATTACCTAATTATCACTACATCACAAAAGCAATAATTAGAAGCCAATATATTGAGGATGGAACATTAGAAATTGGAAAATACAATAAGCTTTTTGATGAAGCAGTATCTATTTATGGATTTGATGATGTCTTAGCTGCAGTAGACTATATAGTAAGTTATTCAAAAAGAACTGAAACACCTATCGAAGATAAATTTAGCTTCATGCGTAAGTCTTTAATGAATAATCTTGAGATGTTCCAAAGAAGAAGGGAGCATAGTCATGAATCAATCGAAGACTGGTTTAAACGACTCGTTTTATAAATGGATAGATAAAGTTAGACGATCTAAAAGAAAACTACCTGAACTTCAAGAAAAGCTTGAATATTACAAAGTTAAACTCATAGGTTACCATGGAATCTCATACGATCAGATTGGATCAGGATCTTCAAATAAAAATGGTGATGAGAACCTTCTTTACTGGATTGATAAGATTAATCAGGTTGAAGATGAAATAGAAATAAACAATGAAGTACTAAGGAAGTATGAAAATTTCAAAAACTCACTTAAAGATGAACTTAAGATTATCATTACAGCATTTGTTGAAAGAAGCAATGTTCTAGTAATTCTTAAAGATTTAGGGTTAAAAAGAGGTTCGTACAACCAAAAAAAGGAAGAAATCATTAGATTGTGGCTAGTTTATGATAATAAAGAGTTTTCTCAAAACTGACACTAGATAGCCTTTAATTGCAACAAGATGTCGTTTTTTGTATATAAATAGTGTATAATAATTAAAATAAGACTTTGTAATGAATGGGGCGATAAAATGGCTAAAAATATCAAAAATAATAAAGGATTTGAAGAATTACTTTGGGAAGCAGCAAACAATTTAAGGGGCACTGTAGAGAGCTCAGAATATAAACATGTTGTACTTTCGTTAATATTTCTAAAATTTGCAAATGATAAATTTAATGTTGTTAAGGAAAAACTTGTTTTAGAAGGAAGAGCACAATACATAGACATGGTGCCATTTTATACGCGTGAACGTGTGTTTTATGTCCCTAAAGAGTCTAGATGGGACTATATAGTTGAAAATTCAAAACAACCTAATATTTCTTTAATTGTAGACACAGCATTATCTAAGCTAGAAGAAAACAATGACTCATTAAAAGGAGCACTACCGGATAACTATTATTCTAGACTTAGTTTAGAAGTGAATAATCTATCATCTTTGATTGATATTGTTAATAATTTAGATACTATAAAGGATTCAAATGAAGATATTATAGGAAGAGTTTATGAATATTTTTTAAAGAAATTCGCATTAAAAGAAGGTAAAGGTAAAGGTGAGTTTTATACGCCTAAGACTGTAGTTACATTGATGACCGAATTGATACAACCATATAAAGGTAAAATATATGATCCAGCCTGTGGTTCAGGAGGTATGTTTGTTCAATCAATGAAATTTGTTGAGGCTCATCACGGTAACACAAAGGATGTATCAATTTATGGTCAAGAGATGAGTTCAACCACTTATAAACTAGCTAAGATGAACCTTGCTATTAGAGGAATATTAGCTAATCTAGGTGAGAAGCCTGCCAACACATTCTCTCAAGACCAACACAAAGATTTAAAGGCTGATTATATTCTTGCTAATCCGCCTTTCAATCAAAGTAAATGGAGAAAGGAAAATGAACTAACCGATGATGATAGGTGGTTAGGATATGATGTTCCACCGACCGGTAATGCAAATTATGGTTGGATTCTCACCATGGTATCTAAATTGAGTTCAAACGGTGTTGCGGCATTCTTATTAGCCAACGGATCACTTAGCGGTGGTGGATCAGAATTAGAAATACGTAAGAAACTCATAGAAAATAATCTAGTTGACGCAGTTTTCTATTTACCAAGAAACCTTTTTTACACAACTGATATAGGTGTTTCATTATGGATTATATCGAATAATAAGAATGAACGAACTATTGAAGTAGATAAAGAAAAAATAGTATTGAGAGATCGTAAGAATGAGGTTCTCTTTGTAGATTTAAGACAAACAGGTGTTCCTTTTGAAAAAAAATATATTGAATTTAGTCCTAAAAATTTAAAGGAAATTTCAACAATATATCATAACTGGCAAAGTAAAGATGGTTTCAAACATTACAACAATATACCTGAATTTTGTTATTCTGCGACAACAGAAGAAATTGTTAATAAAAACTTTTCACTTGCACCTAATGAATATATTGAGTTTATTAATAATGATGAAAATATAAACTACCATAAATTAATGGAAAAACTAACTCTCGACTTAAGAGATTTAATGATGGAAGAAGAACAGTCAAAAGAAGAATTATTAGATGTTTTGAAGGAACTAGGTTATGAGATTGAATTATAAAAGATTAGGAGACTACATTAAAGAAGTCAATATACGTAATAAAGAAAATATACAGGAAAACTTACTTGGTGTTTCTGTAACAAAAGAGTTTATTCCTTCTGTTGCAAACACCAATGGAACAGACTGGAAAAAGTATAAAGTAATTATGCACGGTCAATTTTGCTATATCCCTGATACATCTAGAAGAGGAGATAAAATGGGCATAGCACTCTTGCTAGATAGAGAAAAAGCGCTTGTTTCTCAAGCTTACACTGTTTTTGAGATTATAGATCAAAACTTACTGCTTCCAGAATACTTAATTTTATGGTTTAAAAGACCCGAGTTTGACAGATATGCTAGATTCATGTCTCATGGGAGTGTTAGGGAGATATTTGATTGGGAGAAGATGTGTAACGTTATTCTACCGATTCCTGATTTAAAAATTCAAATGGATATTGTTAGAAAAATTACTATTTATGAAAAAATGATTATTAAGTATAAGAGTCAAAACGAGTTACTCTCAAAGCTATCTAATCTAATATTTAGTTTTGCTTACTCGAATATAGCAAAAGAACAAAAAACCTTTTCCGATTTTGTAGATATTGTATATGGCAAAGGATTACCTGTTTCCAAACTAAAGAGTGATGGGTATTATGTTTATGGAGGAAATGGGATAATTGGCAAATATTCAAAATATTTATATGAAGAATCCGTTAATATTGTATCTTGCCGAGGGGAAAAATCAGGCAATAATTACATTACACATCGAAAATCATTTATAACGAGTAACTCTTTAGTATTTAAATTTAAAAGTAGCAAAGGAAATCAGTTCTTTCTTAAGGGGTTGTTAGATTACACAGATCTGAAGAAATCAGTCACTGGATCAGCTCAGCCTCAGATTACAATTCAAAATATAGAAAGATTACTAGTGGATTTGCCATCAGATGATACCATAATCAGTGCAATAGATAGATACTTAAAGCCGATTTGGAATAAAATGCTATACAATGAAGCAATTCAACTATCTCTAACCGTGAATTATTCGAACTATATTAATTTTAATTTACTAGGGGGAAATTATGAGTCTGTTTAATGAATCTTCAATCGAGATAGGTTTTATTGATAGATTAATAGAAAAAGGATATCAATATAATCATGGCTCGAATATTCACAAAGATATCTCAGAAGTTTTACTTGTTGATGATTTTAAGAATTACTTGTTTAATAAATATCGAAATGAATCAATTCAAAATGATGAAATCGAGCAGATTGTATCTACTGTTCTTAACATAAAGAGAAAGTCTTTATACGAGGGGAATAAAGAGTTATTCAAGTATGTTATCGATGGATTTTTATTGAAAAGAAAGAACAATCAAAATAAAGACATTTGGATAACTCTTTTAGATTTTGAAAATATATCAAACAATGAGTTTAAACTAGTTAATCAGATAGAAATAAAAGGGAATGAAAAAAGAATACCGGACCTGATTTTATATATTAACGGACTACCATTAGTTGTTTTTGAGTTTAAGTCTGCCGTTAGAGAAAATGCAACCATTTTTGATGCTTACAAACAGCTCACTGTACGATATAAGCGAGATATTCCAGATTTATTTAAATACAACGCATTTCTCGTTATTAGTGATGGTGTTAGCACAAAATATGGATCTTTATTTGCTCCGTATGATTATTTTTATGCGTGGAGAAGGGTGAATGATGAATCAGGTGATAAGGATGGAATAGATACATTCAATACATTAATAGATGGGCTTTTTGAGAAAGAAAGGCTATTGGATGTTATCAAAAATTTCATATATTTTCCAGATGAATCTACAACAGATTTAAAAGTCGTTTGCAGATATCCTCAATTTTTCGCTGCAAAGAAACTTCACGATAGTATATTACAGAACATAAAACCACAAGGTTCCGGTAAAGGAGGAACCTATTTTGGTGCTACAGGTTCAGGTAAAAGTTATACAATGCTGTTTTTAACTAGACTTTTAATGCGGGACAAAAAACTCAACAGTCCGACGATTTTATTAATAACTGATAGAAATGATCTTGACAAACAATTGTCTGAGCAATTTGTTGAGTCCAAAAAATTTATTGGTGATAAAGAAGTTATTAAAATAACGGATAGAGAGCATTTAAAGGAAAAACTTTGTAGTAGGAATAGCGGAGGAGTATATCTTACTACTATTCAGAAATTCACTGAAAATACAGATTTATTAAGTGATAGAACAAATATTATTTGTATATCTGATGAAGCACATAGAACACAAACAAATGTCAACCAAAAGATTATTATTAATGATGTTGGAGTACATAAAAGATATGGTTTTGCAAAGTATCTTCATGATTCATTACCAAATGCTACATATGTTGGTTTTACAGGAACTCCGGTTGATTCAACATTAGATGTCTTTGGTAAGATAGTAGATTCTTATACAATGAAGGAATCAGTAGAAGATGGCATAACTGTTAATATTGTTTACGAAGGTAGAGCAGCCAAAGTGATACTAGATCAAAATAAAGCAAAAGAAATTGAAGAGTATTATGAAAAATGCGCAAATGAAGGAACAAATGAGTATCAAATAGAGGAGAGTCAAAAAGCAGTTTCAAAACTAGATGTTATTATCGGTGATGAGCAAAGACTTGATGCTGTTGCCAATGACTTAATCGAACATTATGAACGCAGAGTATTTGAAAAATCAACAGTCAATGGTAAAGCGATGATTGTTTGTATGACTCGAGAAATTGCTTTTAATTTATATAAGAGAATAATCGACAAAAGACCAGAATGGGCAATTAATAAAAAGGCTCCAGATGGTGTAGAGTTAACAGAAAGCGAAAATCGCCAATTAACTGAGTTGCCATTTATAAATCTAGTAATAACTAGGGCAAAGGATGATGAAGAGCAACTATATGAAATTGCAGGAAACAAGCAATATAGGACTGAGCTAGATAGACAATTTAAGAACGAGAAATCAAATTTCAAGATTGCTATCGTAGTCGATATGTGGCTGACGGGGTTTGATGTTCCTTCTTTAGATACAATGTACATAGATAAACCACTTCAAGAGCATACTCTGATTCAGACTATTTCAAGAGTGAATAGGGTTTATCCGGGAAAAGAAAAGGGACTAATCGTTGATTATTTTGGCTTTAAATCTCATATGAATTTAGCACTCAAGAAATTCAATAGAGCTGATAGTGAGGTATTTGAAGGTATTGATGAAGCTATCAAGATAGTAAAAGATGAACTAGATATACTAAGACGAGTATTTAAAAACTTTGATGATGCAATGTTTTTTACTGGATCACCTGTACAAAAATTAAACTGTCTAAAACATGCGTCAGAATATGTTCAATTAACTGACGATTTAGAAAAAAGGTTCATGGCATCTGTAAAAAGAATGAAGTCAGCATATGATCTTTGTAGTTCCAGTGAAAATATTTCCAAACTAGAGAGAGATAAAATATACTTCTATGGTGCGGTTAGATCAATAATTTTCAAACTTACTAAAGGCGATGCTCCTGATACTGCTCAAATGAATGATTATGTAAGAAAGATGATTCAAGAAGCAATATTAAGTGAGGGTGTTGAAGAGGTTTTCACTAGAAGTAAAATTGTTGGATCAAGAAGTGTTGATATATTCTCCGATGAGTATTTAGAAAGAATCAATAAAATCCCTTTAAAGAATACAAAGATAAAAGTTTTGACTAAACTACTTAAGGATGCAATAGAAGCTTATAAAAAAGTTAATAGAATCAAAGGCATTCAGTTTTCAGAGAAACTTCAGAAAATGATTGATTCGTATAATAATCGCCACGGTGATAAAGTGTACGCTGAAGAAATATTAGATAATGTTGCTGAAGAATTAACCAAATTACTAAAAGAACTAGAAGCTGACAAGGAATCATTTAAGGATCTCGGTATTGATTTTGAAGAAAAGGCATTTTTTGATATTTTAGTTGAAATTGCAAAACAGCATGATTTTTATGAGGATTATATCAAGCAACATGGTGAACAAAAGTTAATAGAATTGTCTAAAGAAATGAAGAAGATTGTTGATGATAAGTCGCGTTACACAGATTGGGCTAAAAAGGAAGATATTAAGGCGGATCTAAAAGTGTCAATCATACTTACTATGGCAGATTATGGGTATCCTCCTGTTGTACAAGATGAAGTGTTTAAAGAAATATTCTTACAAGCTGAGAACTTCAAGAAGTATCAATAGGTAGTATAACCATTGATCATGGGAGGATTTTATGTATAATCTTAAAAGTAAAAAAGCAACAAAAATTGAAAAGGTTACGTTTTATGACCTAGGTTTGCTAGAAAGTGACATTGAAGAAGTTCTAAGAACTAATATTGATATGGTTTGTGATGATGAAGAGTCGTTGCTCATTATTGGCAGACAAGTTAAGAATGAAAAAAATGGCAGAAGTGACTTAACCGCAATTGATAATAATGGATCTGTGGTATTAATCGAAATTAAACGTGATAGAAAAGATATCGAAGGCAGAAAAGAAGCTTTTGAATTTCAAGCAATCAGGTATGCTGCTAGTTATGCAACTATAAAATCTGTAGAAGAAATTGTGAAAATTGTCTACGCTCCTTATATTGAAAAATATAAAGAAGAATTTACATTAAATGAACTAACATCATACGAACTTGGACTTAGAAAAATAAAAGAGTTCTTGAAAGTTAATAATGCTATAGACAAATTCAATGAAAACCAACGAATTATATTAGTTGCTTCTGAATTTGACGAACAGACTTTGTCAGCAGTTGCTTGGCTCAATAAAAACAAAGTCGATATGAGTTGCTTTAAGCTAATTCCGTATAAATTAGGTTCGGAGATTTATTTGGATACGGAAAAATTATTACCTGTGGCAAATTATGATGATTTCTACGTGAACTTACTTGATAAATCAGAGCCTGCTCAAAGAGTTTCAAAAGGAATAACGAGAAGAACTTTACCTAAAATTGACACCATGCTTTCATGGGGTGTTGTTAAAGCAGGCGATATTATACGAGCAAAAGATAGAGAAGATGAAGCTGTTCTTCTGAAAAATGGGAATGTTAAAGTAGATGGTAAAGAGTTATCAATGCAAGTATGGCTTAAAAATCTTTACGGATGGTCAAGTATTCAGACCTATGTTTTTGCAATTCATAAAGAAAGCAATAAAACATTGTCTGAAATTAGAGAAGAATACATGATTGAACAAGAATTGAAAGAAATTCAAGAATAATTTTATTTTATTACGCCGATAATCTGTGTATGTGGGCTAACAAAATGGAAACGAAAAGAAAAGCAATTCAGTAAGCAACTAAAGGTTGTTGTTAGTTGGAAAAGACCAAGAATGATACACGGGTTCGATTATGCTTTAAGCATATAGATAAAAGTTGACTATTTTGATATGCTATAAATAACATGGAATACTGGCTTTAAAACCAGCCTAGAAATAATGGGAATTCAGAAATGAGTTCCTTTTTGTTTTTGCAGAGATACTTGTAGTATTCCAACTGGTAAACTATTACAGTTTTATACAATGACAGTTGTACAGTTGGAGTGATTGAATGAAAGGGAAAATGTTAGATCTGTATGAGCGTTGGGAAGAATCTGGACATCTAAATAGTAGATTAAAAGCCATATCTGAAATGATATCTAAGCGAGCAACACAAAGACAGGTTGCTGAATACTTAGGTATAACAGAAAAAACACTCATTAAGTTAAGAAAAGCTCATCCTAAATTGAATAAAGCTTTTCAATACGGGGATGAGGAGTTAAAAGAAAAACTCGTCGATGCAATGTATCAACGAGCTGTTGGATTTGAATACGAAGAAACACAAACTGTGATTGAAGAAACTAAATCGGGGACTAAAAAACGTATCACTAAGTATAAGAAGCAGTCGCTTCCTGAAATCACAGCGATTAAATATTTACTCATTACAAAGTTCGGTATTGAGTATAACGAGAAAAAAGCAGAAATCGAACTGATGACCAAACGATTAGAAAAAGGTGAAGAGGTATGGATCAATGAATATCGTGATGAAGAAAGTATCAGCACTCCAAGAGTACGAAAACAATCCAAGAAACAATGATGCTGCAGTTGAGGCTGTTGCTAAAAGTATAGAGGAGTTTGGATTTAAAGTTCCAATTGTGATCACCAAAGATCATGTCATTATTGCAGGACATACGAGACTAAAAGCAAGCCTTAAGCTTGGACTAGATGAAGTGCCTTGTATTATTGCTGATGACTTAACAGAAGAGCAAATCAAAGCATTCAGACTTGCAGATAATAAAACTGCAGAGCTTGCGACCTGGGATTTTGCAAAACTCGAAGAAGAACTAGCAAACATTGAAATGGATATGTCACTCTTTGGATTTGAGGAACTAGAAGCAAATGTACCAGATAATGCGACCGACGATGACTTTGATCCAACAGATGATCTATCAGATGCACCGTATACACAAAAGGGCGATATTTATATTTTAGGTAATCACCGAGTGATGTGTGGTGATTCTACAGAAAAAACTGATGTAAAGAAGCTGATCCAAGATGATCGGATAGATTTAGTTTTTACAGATCCACCATACAATGTCGATTATGAAGGCACAGCTGGAAAAATAATGAACGATAAGATGGAAGATAATAACTTCTATCTTTTTCTTTATAAAGCCTTTGAGAATATGTTTGAACATACAAAGCCAGGTGGTGCTATTTATGTGTGTCATGCAGACACTGAAGGACTCAACTTTAGAAATGCTTTCAAGAATGCTGGGTATAAACTCGCAGAGTGTCTCATTTGGGTAAAAAATGCACTAGTCTTAGGTAGACAAGATTATCACTGGCGACATGAACCTATTCTTTATGGTTGGAGAGAAGGTGCTGCTCATTACTTTGTGGATGACCGTACTCAAGATACGATATGGGAATATAACAAACCAAAACGAAATGAAGAACATCCAACGATGAAACCATTAGAACTCGTCGGTAAAGCTATCGCTAATTCATCCAGAGTAAATGATATAGTCTTAGATTTGTTTGGTGGGTCTGGATCAACCATGATCGCATCTGATCAGCTTCAAAGAAGAGCAAGAATCATGGAACTGGATGAAAGATTTGTGGATGTGATTGTAAAACGCTATTTAAAGTACAAAGTATCGCTTGATGATTGTTATCTCATTCGCAATGGAAAAGAGATACCGCTTAGTCATATCAACGACTTTCAGATATTGTCACTTTAGTGAGCAAATCTTGTCGAATTGACTTGCTATTTAATGCCTTTAGAGTGATATATAGTAGTAACCAAAAAAGGTTAGGAAAGAGGCAAAAGCGATGAAAGTCAAATTTGAAACGAGAGCATTCAAAGAACAGATTATTCCACAGGATGATTTTGTAATTGAGAAAGTTGTTGAGATATCACAAAGACAGTTTAATAAGTTCTTAGATGATATGCTCGGTGATTATGATTTCATAAAAGCTCACAAGGATTTAATGTATACAGACAGCAACAACGTATGGCACGCAATTTTAGTAACAGTTAAAGAATTAGATTATGGAATCCTAGTACAAGCAGATGGTTCAAGTTATGCTAGATACTCCGCATTTATTAGAAAAAGTGAGATAGGAGGACTGGGTGATGGAAAATCAACTATCGCTTAAGAGCTGGATTCAAACGTTCAATAGTGGAAGCTTTGAATCAAATGATGTAAGAGTTCAAATCGAAGCTGGCTGGTACGATTGGTTTTGTAAAGATTCAAGTTTAAAGAATAAAACCAAACGCATGGGCAACATCATCAAGCAAATTAAACCAGGTGGCAAGGTTGATATAGAAAACAGTTATGTGTGGTTCAAAAACAATTGTCCACTTCAAGGTAATCTTTATGATGATTTTAGAATTACGGATTTAGAATCCAATGTAACACTAATCGTCGTTCAACTGAACTCACCATGGCATGATAAGACGTACACAGTTTATGAACGATTAACACACTATGAAAAAGTTGTATTTTCAACGGACTCAGTTAAAGAACTTGTTAAGTGGTTAAACGAAGGGTGGGAAACACATGTATAACTATTACAACAGACATCCCAAAGGCATCAAAACTGGTGACTGTGTGGTTAGAGCGATTTCAACAGCATTTGATAAAGACTACATGGAAACAAGAAGAGAACTCAATCAGAAAAAACGTGAATGGAGTTTCACCAGTTACAAGGATACAGAGTTTATTTATAAGTATTTAGAGAATCGCCCAAGATACATTTTTAAAGCGGTTAAAGGTGAACCTAGGATTAAGGGTACAGATTTTGCACAGCTACATCCGAATGGAATGTTCATCTTAAAAATGGCAGGACATATTAGTGTTTGTAAAGATGGTGTTATTCAAGATACTTGGGACTGCACCTATAGAAGTGTTTACACAGCATGGAGAATTGACGAGGAAACATTATGAAAGTAAATTTTATTAGAAAACCAACACCAGAGGAACTTATCCCTCAAGATGAGTTTATAGTCGAAAAAACCATAATCCTAGATAGTGATGTATTTGAAGGATTCATCAGAGAACCATTAAATGATTATGATTTCATCAAAGAACATCTAAAACTGATGTATTGCGATAAGGAAGGTATATTTCACTGCTTGTTAGTCACATCGGATAAACATGACTTTGGTATCCTGGTTGAAAGTGAAGGATATCATTACGCAAGGTATGCAGCATTCATACCACTTATTAAAACCAAAACAGAAAACTAAGGAAGCGAGCAAGCTTCCTTTTTAACTATTTAAAGCGAGGATAACAAATGAAAATTATAACAAGTGAATCTGTCTTTAAGGGACACCCAGATAAAATATGTGACCAAATCAGTGATGCAATCTTAGATGCGCATTTAGAACAAGATAGAAATGCAAGAGTAGCAGTAGAAACAGCTATCAAAGATGACGTTGTTTTTATCTTTGGTGAGGTCACATCTAAGGCTTCAGTGAATTACAAAGAAGTGGCACTAAACACATTAAAAGAAATCGGATACGATGATCCATTCGATGTGATTGAAAAGATATCCAAGCAGTCAGATGATATTGCACTTGGTGTGAATCATACGAATGATCATGAACAAGGTGCAGGTGATCAGGGCTTAATGTTTGGCTACGCTTGTAAAGAAACGCCCGAATTAATGCCTTTACCAATCGTAGTGGCACATGACATCGCAAGAAGCATTGACGAGCTTAGAAAGGCAAAGTATGGACACGTGTTTGGTCCAGATGGTAAGTGTCAAGTTTCTGTAGTCTATGAGAATAATGAACCGATTGCTTATGAAACAATCGTAGTGTCTGCTCAAACAAAACATGGCATTCAATTAGATTATGCTAAAGAGATTATTCTAAACGAAGTATTGAGACCACTCATCGGAGCAGACCTTTCACACATTCAAGTCTTAATCAATCCAACAGGTGCATTTGTCGTTGGTGGTCCTTATGGTGATTCTGGATTAACAGGTAGAAAGATTATCGTTGATACCTATGGTGGTTATGCAAAACATGGCGGTGGCGCATTCTCTGGCAAGGATGTGAGCAAGGTAGACCGTAGTGCGGCTTACTATGCCAGATTTGTAGCAAAAGCCCTTGTGGCGGCAAATTTAGCGGACAGGTGCGAAGTTAGTGTTTCCTATTCCATCGGAGTAGCAAATCCTGTGAGTGTATCGGTTGATACCTTTGGAACAGGGGTTACTTCGGATGAAGTTCTATTGAAGTTGATTAAAGAGAACTTCAACTTTACGCCATCAAGTATTATCAAGGAATTAAACCTGGACAAAGTGAAATATAAAGCTTTAGCATCTTATGGGCATATTGGTCGTGTGGATCTTGATGTTGCTTGGGAACAAGTAGATGCTAAAGCCAAACAACTAAGTGAATCTTATGAGCAAACCAAAAGCGCTACACAGGTTCTATAAGTCGCAGGCTTGGCTCGTTGCTCGCAATATCAAAACAAACGCCACACAAGGCAAGTGTGAACGGTGTGGTTCGATTGGTGAAGAGGTTCACCATAAGATTAGGTTAACAGTTGATAATGTTAATGATACCAATATTAGTTTGAATCAAGATAACTTGGAGTTATTATGTAAGGACTGTCACAATAAAGAGCATGGACGATTCAAGAAAAAAGAAGTGCTCTTTGATGAGAATGGGAATTATGTAGGTTAAATGATATAATTATAACAATAATAGATTTAACAATTTAGGAGTGACGGCATGAGTACTAATACATTGAAAATAGATATTAGTATTAAATTAGAGACTGCACATGATCTTTTTCGATACTTTGAAGAAGTTTTTGAACAATCAATAACAGATACTATCAGATTTTACTCTATACATTCTGGTTTATCTAATAATCGAAATTCCTTAATTGGAGTTGATTATTACAATCTTACAATGATAAGTCTTAGAAAATTATTTGAACCGAAAATGGAGAGTTCAATTTCGATTAATGAAAATCCAGTTGAAGCAAGACCTCTCAAATTTGATTATCAGCTGAATTTTTTACAGTGGATAAATAACTTTTACAAAATGTATGACACATTAAGAACCAAGACTTCATTTTCTGAAAATAACATTTCTAACATAAGAATTTCTCTTCTTAATTTTAAAAAAGCTTTGCAGAGATTTGAAAAGGTTAATAATGATAAAACTATAATAAATGATGGTGTAAATACAACACATCCACTAAGAACACGTGTGTATAACTACGCAAGCAAGTATGTAGCACATTCCATTCCAAGTAGTAGTATAGAAAAATGGGAATATAATAATGAGGTCTTTCTTTATGACAAAGAACTTAGTGAATTAGTTGAAGTAATATCATTGATTCAGGATCAACATAGGAACTTAATGTATTACTGGAATAACGTAGTCAAAATGGAAACATTTGATTATTCTCAAACTTTAGATGAAAAAATCAAAAAACACTTTACTGAGTTCTTGAACGAACTGAGCAAGTATTACAAGTAATTATGATCCCCCCCATTCTATTAATAGTCCCCTTGCTAGGGTACCGCATGGGTGGGCAATTAAAAAACACGAGCCATTATTTTTGAAAATATCAAGAAAGGATTTTGAAATATGATTGAATATGAACTAGATGATAATTTGGCATTTTTTGTAGGACTTAGTCTGCAATTAAAAACGAGCTTCGATCAATTAAAATATGTTCAAGATAAAATGAATGATCCTTCGTATGAAACCGATTATGAACTATTCTTTAATTATTATTTTGTTGATGGTTATAATGAATTAGTTTTAAACCTTTCTTTGATTTTTGAAAATGATAACAGAAGTAAATATCATTTTTTCAATTATTTAAACAATTATACAAAAGAAATAGATGTTACAAAAGTACATGAAGGTTATATGTCAAATGAAAGTTATGCAGATGTAAAGAGAATTTTATTAAACGATAAGAAAGAGTTAAATAGTTATAGGAAACTTATAACTGATTACAGATCAAGAAATATTGCACACATTGATAAAAATTCATTTGATAAAATTATTGAGCTATCAGAACTGAAGAAACCACTAGATAAGTTCTTTGAAACAGTTCATAATTTAGCTTATTATAAATATCATCATACAAGATTCTATACATTTTCATACATGTCAGAACTTGAAGAGATAATGGAAAAACTGAGAAAATGAAAAAAACAATTGATAATGAATATAAGCGATTAAAATCGCTTTTTTCATCGGTTGATGAAACCAAAACAGAACTAGTAGATAACTTAATCCAACAAGCAGCTTTTATGAAGGTTGAACTTGGAATTCTACAGGATCAAATACAAAAGCATGGAGCTGTTCAAGTATCTAATAGAGGAGCACAAAGACAAACTGAAGCAGCAAAGTATTACACTAAGTTAGTAAATTCATATGGAACCGTAATAAAAACACTCAACTCAATAATTGGTAAAAATATAATCGATGAAGACGATGAATTTGACAAGTTTATAGGTAGAATGGCTGAATGAACTACTTAATTAAATATTATAACGAGATTCAAAAAGGGAATGTCATTGTTGGTAAAGAATTACTAACAGTTCTAGAAACGCTAGTTCGAGATATGAATAACCCAAGATATACATTTGATGAAAAGCCAGGAAACATTCGGATTGAATTTATAGAAACATTCTGTAAACATACTAAAAGTCCGTTTAATGGTGAACCGTTCATATTAGAGTTATGGGAGAAGGCGATTCTTCAAGCTGCCTATGGATTCAAAATTGCTGATACCAATCTCAGAAGGTTTAATGAGGTAATTCTACTTATTGCTAGAAAGAATGGTAAGACTACATTCATTGCAGGTATTGACTTAGCAGAGTTTTTCTTATCTAAGGGTGGTGTTGATATCGTATGTGCTTCAAACACATCGGAGCAGGCTAATATATTGTTTGATGAAATTAACAATATGAGAGAAGGTTCAAAAGCATTATCAAATGAAAAAAGAAGTAAGAAGAATATTTTTCATATTTACTCGCCAAAAACTAAGAACAAAATAAAGAAGCTTTCAGCACAATCAAGAAACAAGGATGGTTATAACATAGAGGTTGGTTGTATCGATGAAGTCCACGAAATGACTGATTCAAAAGTTTATGATGCTATTAAACAAAGCCAATCAACTAAAGAAGAACCACTTATTTTTATCATTACAACAGAAGGTAATACAGTTGGTGGTTTCCTAGATAGTAAACTTGATTATGTTAGAAAGATGATCAAAGGGGAGATCAACGATGAACGTGTGCTTCCTTGGTTATATACTCAAGACTCGATTAATGAAATCTACGAAGATAAGAATACATGGCAGAAAAGTAATCCAAGTTTAGGAACTGTTAAAACATATTCATATCTTGAAGACTTAATGAATAAATCCAGACATGACTTAGCAACACGAGTTACGATGCTTTGTAAAGATTTTAACATTAAGCAATTAGAACAAGGATCATGGCTAACTTATAATGATCTAAACAATGAATCAACCTATGATATCAATGAGTTAAGAAACAGTTATGCTATTGGCGGAGTTGATTTATCATCTACCACCGACCTTACCGTTGCACTCTTGCTGTTAATAAAAGATGGTAAAAAGTATGTAATTCCACAGTTCTTTATGCCAAGTGAAGTTATAAAGCGCAGAAAAGAAGAGGATAATGTTCCTTATGATATCTGGGTTCAACGAGGTCTAATTACAGTAACTGAAGGTAACCAAAATGATTTCACACTTGTTACACAGTGGTTTCTAATGATGATTAGAACCTATGAGATTAGACCTCTATGGGTAGGTTATGATCCGTGGAATAGTCAGTACTGGACTAAAGAAATGGAAGATTTAGGGTTTGAAATGGAAAAGGTCAGACAAGGAATCTACTCTCTTTCTGAACCAATGAAACAGCTTGAAGCAGATTTGAAAAACGGAAATGTTATCTATAATAATAATCCGATTATGAAATGGAACTTATCGAACACTCAAGCTAAGATTGATATCAATGGGAATATTCAACCATCAAAACTTGGTAGTAAATATAAAAGAATTGACGGAGCTGTAGCACTCATTATTGCTTATGCAGTACTTAATAGATATAAGATTGAATATGAGAACATGTTATAATTATTCTAAGGATGGTGCTAAGTGTGAAAATTTATCTAGGATACGATACAAAAAATGTTCTCAATGAAATAAAAAAATTACCAAAAAATAGTAATTTGAACTTTGATATTCTTGAAATAATGAAGGTTAGACGTTCTGATGAAATTGAACATTATAACAAAGAAATTCGATTCTTACATGATAATGGTTACTTGAAATATGAAGACAATAAAATATTAATATATGATTCATTTGATGACTATGTAAAGTTGATGGAAATATATGTTCGTCTTCTAGACTCGTTAAATTATGTATATAAACTATATTCTAACAGCATTTTGGTAATAGTTCTAAATGCTATTTATGTCAAATTTAGTATTGAAAAGAAAATCATACAAACATTTATTGATAATGCCTTATCAACTATTTGCTTGGGAATTAATCACTTCTTGATTGATGGTGGGAGTAATGTTAAGTATAAGCATGAAATTCTAACAAGAGATGTACTCAAACTACTAGAAACATACGGTGAATCGACTGTTGCTTTCAAACAATTAATGAAAGAATATTCAAAGAGTTTAGACAATAATGATTCTTTTGTTAGAGAAATAAATGATTTAAGAGATAGTTATGTGGCACATAAAGATATCAACTTTTATGTGGGTGATAAATTTAGAAATATAAATATCGAAAAAGCAGTGGCACTTTTTAATAAATTAGCAAACAAAATTGTTGATCTCATAAAGTATGTGAGTGGAAAAGAACATAATATTAATAAAGAACTAAATCAGGTTAAGGTTGATACACTAATATCTTTGAATCAATTGTTTGACAAAGATGGTGAAAAACATGTGTTCTTAGATTTCATTATGAAAGATGAAGAAATGCTAAAAAGTATCGGACTATAATAGGAGGTCTCAATGGCCATATTTAAACGTAAGAAAAAACAAGGCTCAGCTGAGTCCTTTAAATTTGTAAATGAAATCAATCTACCACTTACAAACTTTGGAAATAACATCTCAAAATCGGATGTCGTAAAGATTGCGATTGATAGGATAGCAAGTCAGTGTGCAAAACTTAAACCAAGATACATAAAAAAATCAAACGATAAGACAGTTACAGAGAAATCTGGCAAACTGTCTTTTATTTTAAAGCACCAGCCAAATGAACTCATGACGCCTTATCAGTTTATCTATATGGTGATTACGACGTTACTCATGAACGACAATGCATTTATCTATCCGATGTTTGATAGTTCAACTGGTGAAATCAAAGCTCTTTATCCACTTAAACCATCTATTGTTGAACCAATCATTGATTCAGGTGGTAGTTATTACATGAAGTTTAGCTTTGATAGCCAGGAATCCTTCATAATCCCGTATGAAAATATCATTCATATAAAAAGGTTTTATCATACGAATCAGATCTTTGGTGGATCAAGTTCCAAAGGTGACCAAGAAGCACTCTTAAAAACTATTCAAATAAATGAGAACGTACTTCAAGGTATTGATAATGCACTTAAGAGTTCCATGCAGATCAAAGGACTCCTTAAAATGAGTGCTATGTTAAGTGAAACTGATAAAAAGAAGCAACTTGATTCATTTAATGAAATACTTAAAGAGTCCATTAGGAATAAGGGTAGTTCTATTATTCCGGTAGATTTGAAAGGTGATTATGTGCCTTTAACAACAGATCCAAAGTTAATCGATAAGGATACCTTAGAATTCTTACAATCAAAAATCCTAGATTACTTTGGTGTATCAGTTCCAATCTTTCATTCCAAATATACTGAAGATGAGTTTAACTCATTTTATGAACAAACCATCGAGCCTTTAGCCATTCAAATGTCTGAGGCTTTTTCATTAGGCTTGCTTACTCAAAATGAAATCATGCGTGGTGAAGAGATTATCTTTTATAGCGAAAGACTTCAATACGCATCTTGGAACACAAAAGTTACTGCGATTGAAAAGCTCATGGGTTTGGGCATTATGTCGCTGAATGAATCAAGAGGGCTGTTAGGGCTTGAACCAGTAGAAAACGGGGATAGAAGATTACAATCACTTAATTATGTCGATGCTACAAAGGCAAACGAATATCAAGTAGGGAAGGATGATTTAAATGAAGGTAACAATTAACGGTAAGGTTTCAAAAGATGTATTAAACACAGTCCTAGAAGAACAAAAAGAAAAGATTAATACGATTGAAACCTTTTGTAAGACACACAAGATTAGTGAGTTTTCATACAAGGACAATGAACTTGAATATGTGTATGAAAAACAAGCTGCAAAACCTAAGGAGGTTGAAAAGCGATGAACAAAGAAACCAGAATAGCAGAAGTCAGACTAGAAGAAACTGATGACAAGATGATCTTAGAAGGTTATGCAATCGTTTATGATGAGCCTACTTTAATTGGTGATGAATCCTATGGATTTATCGAAAGTATTAGTAGAAGTGCAATCACCGATGCAGCAATTAAAGATGTGCCAATGAAGTATAACCACATGGACTCATTTTTAATCATTGCTCGAACTAAAAACGGCTCACTCACCTTAACGAGTGATGACGTCGGATTAAAGGTTAGAGCAGAGTTACTAGATACACAAAGCAATCAAGATATTTTTAAGATGGTCAAATCAGGCTTATTGGATAAGATGAGCTTTGCATTTGTTGTGAGTGAACAGGAATGGAATCGTGATGGTGATATTCCAAAAAGACATATCAGAAAGATTGAACGTTTATATGATGTTTCAATAGTTGACACACCTGCTTATGATAAGACTTCGATTTATGCTCGTTCTTTAGAGGCTATGGACTTAGAACTAATGACTATGGATTTAGCAGAGAAAAATATGAAGGCTGAACTTATAAGAAAAAAACTAAATTTGAAAATAAAAATAGGAGAATAAGAAGATGAATTTAGAAAAAAGAAGTAATGAAATTAAAGCACGCATCACTGAAATCAAAGGTTTGATTGGTGCGGAAGTTACACTCGAAGTGTTAGAACAATTGGAAGCTGAAGTTGATGAACTCAATAAAGAAAAGGACACGATTGAAAGAAAACTTGCGATTCAAAACAAGACGAAAATCAATCCAGTCGTTATTGAAAGATCGAATCCAGTGGATAAAGATCAATTAGAAACTCGTGGTAAGAACCTAAGAGAAAGCAGAGTTATTCAAGTTTCAAGTGAAGAGATTCTATTACCTGAACACATTGCTGATGGCATTGCACCACATCCATTCGCACAAGTATCTGCCTTAGTTGACAAGGTAAAAGTTGTAAACCTAAATGGTGGTGAAACTTACAAGAAGTCATTTGTTAAAGGTAGCGGTATTGCTGGTTTAACTGGAGAAGGTGAACCATATTCGGAAACAGAACCTGAGTATGGTTATTTAACCATTACCAAAGTAAAAGTAACCGCTTATACAGAAATCACTGAAGAGTTAGAAAAATTACCTAACTTACCATATCAAGCTGAAGTCTTAAAAAACATTAATCTATCCCTTAAAAAGAAGATTAGTGAACAAATCCTAAGAGGTCCAGGTACATCCAATACATTCACAGGAATCTTTAGTGATAAGGCAATCGCTCTATCTGATACTGCTGATTTAGAAATCACATCGATTACTGACTCAACATTAGATGACATCATCTTTGCTTATGGTGGTGATGAAGAAGTCGAGGGTGGAGCATACTTAATCCTTAACAAGAATGACTTAAGAGCATTTGCTGGCTTACGTACTGCAGAAGGTAGAAAAGTACACACGATTGACTACATCAACAACACGATTGATGGAATTCCATATATTATTAATTCTCATTGTAAGGCTATTTCAGATACAAATACTGCAGCCGGAGAATATGGTCTTGCATATGGATCCTTACTCAATTATGAAGTACCTGTGTTCTCACCTGTTGAGATTAGCAAGTCTAATGATTACAAGTTTAAAGATGGCATCATCTGCTACAAAGCGTCCGTATTTACAGGCGGTAACGTTGTCGGTTATAAAGGCTTCCTAAGAGTTAAAAAGAAAGCCTAAGCAAGACTAGAATAGAGGTTAGAATATGGGACTACTTGAAACAGTAAAGAAATCATTATTAATTCCTATCAGTGAAACCTATGCTGACGATGAATTAAATAATCATATCAGTGCATGTAAAAACTTACTCGTATCTACAGGCATTACATCAAATGTCGTTGAGAACCACCCATTAGCTCATTCGTTAGTGGTTATATACTGCAAGACCTTTTTTGGTTTTAAGGCAGATGGTTCTGTTAAAGATTTACCAAAGAGTTTTGACATGCTCTTGAATCAATTAGCATTATCAAGTGGTGATTATCATGTTTCCGAGTAGTCCTAATATTCGACTGACTTTATTAAAGATCACATTAATGAAAGATGAGATCGGTAATCAAGGTTATGGTTTCATTTCCAAAAAAGAAGTCATTGGTATTTCAAAGTCAGTAACGTCTAAAGAGTATTATGAAAGTAAAAAGAATGAATACAAAGTAGACATGGCATTAAAGATTCAAAGCTTCTTGTATGACGGAAGCAAGTATGCAATCATTGATGACTTGATTTATCAAATTGAACGAACATATTTACAAGGACAGTTTTTAGAACTTTACTTGATGGAAATAAAAATGAAGGTGAGTGATATTCATGGCTACATTGAATGATTTTGTTGATGAAATTAATCATGAAATATCAGAATACGCTGAGTCAGTTAAAAAGGAACTAGAACAGAAACTTGATGAAACGGCAGCTTTGATATTAGAGTATGTTATTTCTAATACACCTAGAAGCGGTAGAAAAGGTGCGATGGCAGATGAGTTTATAAAGACTGACATTGGTGAAGGTCACACGAAAACAATTGTTATCCATGCAAAAGAAAAGGGTAGGTTGGTTCATTTGATTGAATTTGGTTTTCAACATAAGAGTGGAAAGTATGTCGCTGCAAGACCTTTCATGAGACCTGCATTTGACTACTTTACACCTAAAATGCTGGATGATATTAGGAGGATTATACGTGGAAACTAAAGAAAGATTAACATACGTTTATGGACTCCTTAATGACGTACTACCTGGTAATGTTCATTATGCGCTTTATGTAAATGATAACGCTGAACCACCTTTTATTGTCTACCAGGAATTGAATAAAAATCCAAAGGTCTATGCAGATGATTCATATTTAATTAAGCAAGTTACTATTCAAATCACACTTGTTACCAAAACAAAAGATACAACAATTGAATCTAGTTTAGAAGAAGTATTACAAAATGCTGGTATTGATTTTAGAATGATTAGCGAATATTCACTAATTGATATTGGTATTTATCGAATTTATGAAATAAAGATGGAGGAATATAAAAATGAGCAATAAAGTAACATTTGGACTTAAGAACGTCCATTATGCAATTGCAACACCAACCGAAGATGATACATGGGATTTTGGTACACCTAAGAAACTACACGGAGCTCAAGAACTTAGTGCAGAAGTCATTGCAGGTAAAACAGATGTTTATGCAGATGATAAAATTGTCGCAACACTAGCATCAAGTAGCGGATCTAATATCACCTTAAAGTTAACTGAACTTGACGATGATTTCAAAGTGGATATTTTAGGGTTTGCAAGAGATTCTAATGGCAACCTTGTAGAGATTGTTAATCATAGAACTAAAACATTCGCACTAGGATATGAGATTCAAGGTGATGTGAAATCAAGACGTATCTGGTATTTCTTGTGTACAGCAAGCCCAGTGAGTGATGCGACTAAAACAAAAGCAGAATCAATCGAACCGAATGCGGTTAGTATTACAATTACAGCAAGACCTATTGAGGTTGGCAATGTATCTGTGATTAGAACGATTGCAAAATTTGGGGATACAAACTATCAACAGTTTTTTGCACAAGTTCCTGACTTACCAGTGTTTGGTGTGTAGTATGGAAAAAACAATAAATCTAAGAGGTGAGGATCTTAAACTAAGGTCTTCACTTTTTACTATTATTTCGTATCGTAGTGTATTTGGAACTGAGCTATTCAGTGACATTAAGAAGCTTGAAAACTTGAATAAAGATGAAACGGATGCAGCACTAGTTATTGATATTCTTTTTAGAATCATCTATATTCTGCATAAGCCTTATACCAAAAAGAGCTATGATGAGTTCTTGACGGACTTGGATTTTAGCGTATTATCTGATGTGAAGGAACTTGAAAACATTTCAAATACAATCACCCTAATGCTAGGTGGTAATGAAGGTACACAGGACCCAAAGTAGATATACAAGATGAGCAAAACACAACCGCTAATATCATTTATAATCTTGCTCATCTCGGCATCTCAATTAAGGATACAGAATATTTTGATATTGATATATATGCAATGCTTATTGAACTCGAGGTCAAAACACTATCCAATGAGCCACAAACAAAAAGAGCAACTCAAAGGGATATTGACCTATTTTTGATATAAATGATAAAATTTGATATAATTATGTCAAAGATATTGAGAGGGTTTGAAAAATGGGGATCATAAATAAAATAAAAAAAGTGATTTTCGCATTATTATCTGTAGTCGTTTTGGGTACTTTACTAGTATTCATTTTTGATTTAGATATTTTAATAAAAAGTATTAGTATTACTTTGACAGCTTCATTGACTGTTTCTGCAGCATTTTCTGTAGTTTTTAATAGTTACACTTTAAATCTAAATGAGAGTATTAATACTAAAATTAATACGTATATAAACCAACAAAATAACACAATTAATTATAACGATTCTGGCAATAGGAAGCTTGATCTTAACACTGATTTAGCAGATATTATTAGAAAAGGTAATACACTTGAGGAAAAATTAAAAAATCTTAAAGTATGTGTGATGCAATCACAAGATATTTTGCGTAAACCTTACAAACTTGAAGGAGGATTAGTTAATATAAAAACAGTTAATTATAATGATGTTATTTCTGAAATAAAATCCATATCTGAAAGCATTTTTGAGATATACATTATTTTTTCTCCTTACACTGTTTCAAGATACGATGATGAAAATGAAATAAAGAATTATAAATATCGGGTATTCGCACAGAATTTCGTTTTAAATTTGATGGTAGATAAAAAAAATTTTGATGAAATTTTAATGAAGACCTTAAATCAAGAAGAGTATTACTTTAATGATAAATCTAATCTTGAGGACTTATTACAAAAAATAGAATTTACTTTAAGTACGTTTTCGGACAAATTTTATAAAATTAAGATAGTAGAATAATAGTATGCTAATTAAACTGAATTTCAGTTATTTCTTTTAAAATATTATGATTTTATTCCTGAAGACGGCGAATTTCTAGAATTATAACTTTTAAACAAGGGACTCCAAAAAGTCTCTTTTTTATTGATCGAAAGGTAGGTGAGTATCATGGCAGAGACGATTAAAGGTATAAATATTAAGTTGAGTCTTGATGGTAAGGATCTTGACAATGAGTTAAAAGAGATTAACAAGGAACTCAAGGAACAACAAAAAGACCTGCGTGCCATTAATACAAACCTAAAGTATGACAGCTCTAACGTTGAGCTTTGGCGTAAAAAGCAAACACAGTTGAATGAGATGCTTGAAACCACTAAAAAACGCTTAGATACGCAAAATAAAGCGTTAGAAAAAGCTAAACAAGGTCTCAAACTTGGTACAACTTCAGACGCTGAATTTAGAAAAGTTCAACGCAATGTTTCATACAGCGAATCGGAAGTAAAGCGACTTAATAACGAACTTGATAGAACAAAATCTAAGATTAAAGATTTAGGTAATGCTAAGTTTGATAATATCGCAAAGGTTGGTAGTACCTTAACCAAAAGTCTGACGGTTCCTATTTTAGGTGCCGTTACTGCTTTAGGTGCACTTGCTAAAAAAGGTGCTGATACTGCAGATGCCTTAAATGATACTGCTCAAAAAATAGGGATGTCCATCGAAGCATTACAAGAATGGAATCATGTCGCAACTATCGCTGGAACAGAAACCGGTAGTTTAGAGCGTGCTTTTGTAAAGGTTAACTCAATACTCGCTGACATAGCCTTAGGTGATGTTAAGAATATCGCAGGTCCGCTTCATGCGCTTGGCATTTCAATGGAAGACTTAGAAGGCAAAGATACAAGTGGAGCTTTTGAGATTATGAGAGATGCTTTATCTAAAGTAGAGGATCAATCATTAAAGACTGCACTTGCTAACCATTTATTTGGTGATAAATTAGGCTCTGAGTTACTACCGATGCTTAATATGGAGTCAGAAGCCATAAATGAATTAAGAGAACAAGCAAGAGCACTCGGTATCATTACAAGTGAACAAGCTGAAACAACTGGTGCATTTAACGACTCTCTGGATAGACTAAAAGTATCAACAACAGCACTTTCAGTCGAACTTGCAGTTGCACTTGTACCTGCTATGCAAAATGTCGTTGAAGCAATCACCAATAAACTCATTCCTGCAGTAAGTAACATGATTTCATGGTGGACGAATCTTAGTAGTGGCACACAACAACTGATTAGTTTCTTAGTTGGACTTGCGGCTGCTGTTGGACCCGTGTTAACCATCATAGGTAAAGTTGGTCCGATATTAAAGATAGTAGCAGTTGCTTTAAAAGGTGTAGGTGCAGCTGGTGCTATCGCTGGTATTGGTATTAATGCTGCAACCTTAGGTATTGGTGCTTTGATTGCGATTGTAGTTATGGCTTTGATGCGAAGTGAAAAGTTCAAAGAACTATTAGAAAAACTCATGGAAACTTTTATGAGACTCCTAGAACCTATCATGAAGATTGTTGAAGTTTTAATGGATGCATTAATGCCTATCGTTGAGATAGTTATCAATATATTTACAAGACTTATTGACATATTAGTGCCGATCATCGATATGATCTTAGCTCCAATGATTAAACAGCTGGAATTTTTAGGTGATATTTTTGAGATGATTTCACCGCTGATTGAAATTGTAGGTAATGTTTTACAAGCCATACTTGTACCTGCATTTAAAGCATTAGAATTCATATTGAATCCAATTTTAAAGATACTAGAAACGATTATCGGTTTCTTCACAAAGATATTTGATTTTGCAGGTAGTGTTGGTGATGTTGTTGGTGGTGTCTTAGGTGGTATTGGTGATACGATTGGAAATGTTGTCGGTGGTATTGGTAGTTTTATCGGAGATGTTGCTGGTAAAGTTGGTGACTTCGTTGGCGGAGTAGCCGATAAAGTCACAGGTATCGCTTCAAATGTTGTTGATACTGTATCAAACTTTGCTGGTGGTGCAGTAAAAGGTGTAACAGATGTCGCAAATAATATAGTCGATGGCGTTTCAAACTTTGCAAATAATACTAAAGAAAAAGTTGGTGGTATATTTGGTAAGGTTGGTGGATGGTTCAGCGATACATTTAATCTGAAAAAGACTTCAAATACAAGTAACCAAACGTCTAATAAGAGCACAACCAATAATGCAATCACTATCAATACATCATCGGCTACCTTCGATATTGATTCGATTAATAGAGCGTTAGGTGGTAAGTATATATGACAAGAAGATTCTACTTAGAAAATGAACACGGCCAACAATTCCATTTTAAGTATCATAGTGGTGTCTTACTATCTAATGTTTTAGGATTAGGTTTTCAGCTCAATATGACTTATTTGAAATATGGACACATCCATAAAACTGTCAAAAGAGAAACGCCTTTATCAGAAATAAGTGGACTACTCAATTTCATGGATGGGTATCAAGGTTATCAAAGATTTATCGATTACTTAAATCAAGGGCGAGATAATTTAAAACTATACTATGTTTCCAATGACATAAAGTATGTTCATGTTGATGTGGTTTCATTAAGCAAAGCAGAGATTAAAGCTGGATTACTAAGCTGTGAAATTACGTTGAATAAAAAGAGCTATTGGATTAAAGAAAGACAAATCATCATTGATATAACTGAAGTCCTTGATGGCAAAGTCTATCCTTACCCATATGCTTACACGTATCAAATCACACAAGAAGGACGAACCACGATTGATGTAGGCGGTTCATTTAGTGCGAATGTTATTATTGAGATGGAAGGGTCAGTTGATCATCCTGAAATTAATGTGATCCAAAATGGGATATTGGTCTCAAGTCTACGATTAAACTTGGTTGAGGATGATGTCAAAATACGAATATCATCAGTAGCTGACAATAAGTATTTAAAGATGATTAAGAATGACATTGAAACAGATATCTATGCATACCAGGACTTTGAAAAAGATAATTTTATCGAGTTAAAACCAGGTAGGAATACATTAGAGTTTAAATCTGGTGTGATGGAAGATACGTTTTGTAAAGTTCATATCTTTGAATACCATCTGGGGTGATTCTGATGGACTTGATTATATTAAATCACTTGAATTTCACATATAAAGATCATGCTTATATAGGTGATGAGTTTGAAATTATACATGACATCGTCATTACGCAAAAAACACATTTCAAGATAAACAAAAGCAAGCTTAATGTTGCAGTAGGTGATTATGTCTATGTGAAAGAGGAAAATGGCTACTTTGGCATCGTAGAAAACATCGAAGATGAAAAAACACACTTGTTTGTCGCTAGTGTTGATTTTAAAGAGTTATTTAAAGTTGAAGTGTTAGTCGAAAGCTTCAATGGTAATGTGGCAACATATATCGAAGAAATTATTAGAAAAACATTTCTTCAAAATAGTGATATCAAGCAAAACTTAAACTACCTAAGCATCAGTGTGGAAACATCGAAGCTGGGTAGTTTTGTTTTTGATGCTGATAAAGTTATGACAATTTATGAATTATTGGAACTGGCTAACCGGATGTATGGTGTTTATATCAAACATGAAGTGATATTTAATGATGGAAGTTTTAGTGGTATTTTAATAAGAATCGTTAATGTGACAAGAGGTTTAAAAATTAAAGCAGATAGCCTCATCTTAGAAGACTTAATCATCAACGATTCAAGCAAAGAAAGCACGAATAAGGCCATCTATTATCCAAAGACAAGTAACTTATTCTTTAAGGATACAGTAATTTATTACCTATTAACCGATGGCACGATAACAAAAGATAATACGAGTAATCTAAGATATCCAAAAGTCATATCAAAAGTTGAAACATATTCAGATAATGAATACTTAGATTTGGATACGAAAGTACGCTCAGTTCTCAGTGTTGATAAAACAGATCATCAAATTAGTTTTATGATCCAAAAAAAGAATCACTCTTTAGATATCTTAAGAACATTGGATATTGGTGATTTTGTTGAATTTATTCATAAGGGCAAACGCTATGATTCATTGGTTACTGGCATTAAGTATGTGAACACTTTTGAAGTAGCAACCATCACACTTGGTGAGTATCGTTTAAAGCTCACTGAGAAGATTCAAATATTGAGCAAGAACGTAAACAGTAAGGTCGGAAATGTCACAGTAAACAATAGTGGTTATTCTGATTTAGATGGAGGAGAGTTTTAATGGGTATACAAAAAATAACCTTTGATGGTTCAAGCGTCACATCAAAACATGATGCTGATTTAAATAACTTCATATTTTCAGTTGGAACAGGTGTGCTTTTAGGAAGTAGAGGTAGCGTGTTTTATACACTTGCCAATAATACAATCACATTTGAAGATGGCTATGTCATGATTCAAGGTAGGTTAATCTATATAGAAAATAATACTCAAGTCATCGTTACACCAAACGCTAGTCGCTTAGGATATGTCGTTTTAAATGTAGATTTAACGAATAACGATGTTTCAATCTATGTGAAAGAACAAGCCTCTACTTATCCCAACTTAGTTCAAAATGATTTAAGTAGTGGTCAAGGTCAGTATGAGTTTGCACTATGTGCCTATTCAAAAACAACCACTTCAGTAACACTTAATAACCAGTTTAATAGACAAACGTTGCTAAATGCAGATAGTTTGGTCTATAACCTTGAACAAAAGATTAGAAATCAAACTACGCCAATCATCATTAATCCGACATATGTTTCTCAAGGTGTTTATCGAATAAGTAACTATTATTCAAATGATTTAATGCGTGCATTTTTCATGATTGTTTTAAGTAATGGAACGGTTGTGAATTTACCAGGACCGTTGATTTTTGAAATCATTGGATCGAGTACTTCGGTAGCATACACGTACAACGGTATTACATATTCGATGTTTGTTTCATATCAAAATGGTAATACAACATTTACATGCGGCTCAACGACTCACACAATCAATCGAGTCATCATATATCGTTTCTAAGGAGGAAATAAAAAATGGCAGTTATACAAATTAAAAGAAGAACGTCTGCTGGCACAGGACCCATTGTGGGAACAGCAGGTACGATTAAAGCCGGTGAACCATTAATTGACTTAAACGGCACGAATTTATATATCTCAAAAGCAGATAAAACAGGATCAAGTGCCAATCCACTAACAACCAATGACTATATTGAGTTTGCAAGTAAAGCAAATGCTGAAGCCACGATGGATTCAAAGATTACAGCACTTGGTCTTGGAACAGCATCCAAAAAGAATACAGGAACTACAAATGGTACAGTGCCTCTAATTGGTGCAGATGGTAAACTTCCAACATCGATTATTCCAGCTGTAAGCCCTGTAACAAGTGTTAACTCTAAAACAGGTGCAGTTGTTATTACTTTGGCTGAACTTGGTGGTGTTGCAGCAAGTACATATAATGCCCATGAATCAAGCAACCTTCATTTAACGGACGATCAACGAACCAAGATTGCTAATGTGAAAAATGTTGCCTTGATGCAAGGTGTAGGTGCTAAGTTCGATACGACAAAGGTATCATTCGATGCATCAGTTCTTGATAATGGATTAGTACTCCATAGTATTCAGGATACAAACTATAATCCAGTTAAAACTTTTTATTACATCGGTATTGATAAAACAAAAGTACTTACACCAACATCAGTCATTGATGGTGGGACATACTAATGGCCATCATCAGAGTTAAAAGAGGCACATCGGTTCCAACCACAAGCCATTTGACCCAAGTTGGTGAGATGGGCTTCGACACATCAAATAATGAACTATATATTAGAGGTAATAGTAGTGTTATTAAAATAGGTGGTGGATTCTCATTGCTATATGAGGGTAATCTTTCGATACCTACGACCATTATAGCTAATAACATTACGCTCAATAGATCGATTAATCTATATGATAAGATCCTAGCGTTTGAGGTTAGAGCCGTTACAGCCACAGATTCTTATGAAACACATATTGTTTACGGTAGGATGGGTACGAATAGTACAACATCAGCAAGTCCAACATACGATAGACTATATTCATGGACTACCTTCGATGGCCAATATTTCAAAACACATTCATTCAAAGCATATGTTTCAAACTCAATCTCAAATACGATGACGATTGGATATTTAAGACATTTGATTGGAAACTTTAATGGCACATCAATCGCATGGACTACGAACACATCAACAACTGTTTACTTAGAACGTATTTGGTTGGTTAACTAGTATGGCTTATACATTAACCATCCATAGTATAAGTCCTACAAGTGCAGCAAACACAGGGAATGTCGGATTAGTCATCAATTTCACTTTATCAGGCAGTGGGTTTTCACTCCCTGGTTTTTCTTTAAGTTTGTATGACGCATTAACTGGTGGAACTTATGTAAAGTCTTTATATTATGATGACATCAATGATTTACAAAGTGGCATGGCTAATACTGTTTCATTTTCAGGGGTTAGTCCAGGAACCTATTATGTTGAAGTATTCTTTAAAGCACCTGGCTCAACTAGAAGAGCAATTACAATTACAGGTTCATCTGGAACTACTGAACTGATTACATTAAATGGAAGTAAAGTCACATCAAACTCGCTAAATGGGAGTCAAATTATAAATGAAACAGTCAATGGAGTCAAAGTATATGGCTCTTAATAAGAGGAGGAATATAAAATGGCAATAATTAAAAACTTACAATCAAGGGTAGGGGTTGATGTTAGTTATCATCGCATCATCGGTATCAATATGAACTATCGAAGCAGAAAAATTGTACTTTGTGTCGCATCCTACATTTCAAAGGATAAAAGGTTCGATCATTGTGAACCCTTAGAAGTTGTAGATATCGAAGTACCTGATGTTGATTTTGATTTATTCATCAACGAAGATCCAAGAGGTATTGCGTATCTTTGGCTAAAAGAAAACGTTGAGGGTTTTGAACAATCAACAGATGATTTAGATGTAGAGGAGGACGTATGATGCCTAGAAAGTTTACCAACAGCAAGCTAACAGAAATCGTAGTGAACATGTTTGCTATGAATGAGGTCATGTTCATTTATTACTGTGGCTCAGATAACTACAAAACAAAACAAAAAAAGTCTGACACAGACTTAACGGTAGTTCTCAGTAACTTCAATGGCATCATTCACGCCTCAATTGAAGGCGTTGATATATTCGCTTATGGATATGAGAACTTTTTACAAAGACAGTCTATGAATGACACATTGCCACTTTACAACCTGATTCATTCGGATGATGTGATCAACATGGCAGATAATCTGATCTATCTAAATCCAAGTTATCAGACGGAATATAACAGTATCACAGCCTTGAAGTTTGAAGATGTATTACCTCTATACTTAGATGCAGTCATTGAGTATTTCAATCAACTCGTTAATATTGAAAAGGTGATCGTCAAAAGAAGCTATCACATTATTAGAATTAGAGGTATTTTAGAGAAATACTTAGAAACAGGAAAATACGATGTAAACCTAAATGAGGTGTGGTTGAACAAAGTGTTTGAACATAAGAAAAACTGGGATAAAGAGTTGAATACACCTGAGCACTTAAACCAGTTAAAAACATATCTTGATGAAATAATTACAATTAGAGAAGGTTTGAGAACGTGAAAGTTAAATACTTTATATTAACAATTGTAGGATCCTTAGGTTCCTTAGCCTCATACCTATTTGGAGGATTTGATAAATTGTTAATCGCACTCATAATCTTCATGATTATTGATTTCCTATCTGGTTTAATCTTAGCAATCGTATTTAAGAAGAGTAGTAAAACAAAAAATGGCAGAGTGAGTAGTGAAGCTGGTATTAAAGGACTAGCTAAGAAAATATTCATTCTGTTTTTAGTTGCTTTAGCTGAACAGCTAGATATTGTATTAGGTACGAATCTTGTAAGAGATGGAGCAGTGATAGCCTTCATATCGATGGAGGGTGTAAGTATCTTAGAGAATTCAACGCTTGCAGGATTGCCTGTTCCTAGAATGATTAAAAATGCACTTGAAGTGCTAAGTAAAGGTGAGGATAAGAAAGATGAATAATACAGAATTAATAACGACCATCATCAGTGTGATACTTTCTCTTGTATCTATTGGTCTAGGTTACTGGTCAAAGAGAAACTCGAAAGCAAAAGTTTACTATGAAACGTTTATCAAAGTTGAAGACCAAATTAGAAAGCTTTGTATTGATGCAGAAAAAAATTATACCAAAGGCGATCAAAAGAAGAAATACGTGATCTCAAATATAAATCAGTTCCTGCTTGATCAGAAGATTACAATTGATCTAGGTACTATTGACGATATTATTGAATCGATTATAGATGTTTCTAAGCAAATTAATAATTCAAATAAATAGTGACTTTTACAGCCATATTAAGCCATTTAACATTGACTAAAACGCATAAATTTGATATAATAAATATGTAGCATAACATGTTGGTAACCATTCCGCTTGTTATGCTACTATTTTTGTTTTAGGGCATCTTAACAGCTGTGTTCATAGAAATGAAAACATCACTTTTAGATTCAATAACGGGAAAAATAAGAGACTAATTAAAAGTAAATTAAGTACTTTTCATCTAATATCAGTTGTAAACCTGTAACTCATTCTGCTTATTTTGTGAGATTGAGTTTTTAGGGATAGAATAAAAATGCTATAATTTAATTAACTACAAATCGAGACAGTTTGATAATTGGTTTTAAAAATAGGAGATAAAATGGATAATTTTGATGTCATAATTTCAGCTACAAGAATCGTAGAAAAAATACTTAACTTTCCATCGCCTGAATTATTTATAATCAGACAGAACCAACTGCCTAATAGTGAAATAACAGGCATGTATAAATTTGATGACAATGAGATTATTTTTAATGAAGATTGGCTTTTAAGAAGTGATTGGACAGAAGTTATCATTACAGCTTTTCATGAGATGAGACACGCATATCAAGGTTATTGTATACGTACCAAAAGCAGAGAATCTCAAGAGACGTTAGATAAGTGGGAGTATGAAACACTAAATTACATAATGCCTTCAGGAAAAAACAATGAAATAGATGACGAATTGTATCTTAAACAAGAGATAGAAATAGATGCAATTGCATTTGCCCATAAAATGATGTTTAAGTATTTTGAGGTTAAAACGTTATTGCCAGATTCAATAAAGAGTGCAATAAAAAGAAGGCATTATCAATTTTAGATCATATTCATTTAGAATGATTGTAATACATTTAATATATATATATATTACAATCGAGCGGTTGCGGTATTTTATAAAACATCATTAATCTAACAACTTCACTATTTTGATTTTCATTATGAACTATTTTTATACAATAAAAAAGGTTATAATATAGTAAACAGATTAAAATTACTTCAGGAAGAATACCTAGATGAGATGACTAAAGTGCAAAGCGTGATGTAGAAGATTTTGAGTTGATTTAATCTGATATAAATAATATACAGTCTAATCTGAAAAATTGATCTAATACAAATACAAAGGTGAATATAATGCAAAAATACGATACATGTCAAATTTTCACGCCTGAAAAAGTGGCTGAATATATGTTAGGATTAGCTTGTCTGGATGAGAATATATTTAGCAAGAGAATTCTTGAAAACTCATTTGGAGAAGGTGTTTTTCTGAAGTCCATAATAAATGAGTATATAAGAATTGGACGTGAAATTGGACTCTCTAATTCCGAGATAGCTTTAAAAATAGAGAACAATCTATACGGATACGAAATTGATGAGAAATATTATAACCAGACTCTGCTTGAACTAAATGAGATTTTAAATGATAACGACATAGTTAATGTTAAATGGAATCTATTTTTGAAAGACTCTCTCATGGATGATTTAAAAATTAAGTTTGATATCGTAATTGGTAATCCTCCATATATTAAATATAGTGGTTTAAGCTCAGAAAATAGAGCATTAATCAAAAGTAAATATGAATCATGTCGAGAAGGTAAACCAGATTATTATTACGCTTTCATTGAAGATGCTATTACCAGATTAGAAGATAAAGGTATTCTTGTATATCTTATACCTTCAGGTATTTTTAAAAATACGCATGCAGAAAAATTACGTGAAATTGTAAAGAAGGGTTTAGTTAAAATAATCGATTATAGAGATAAGAGACTTTTTCTTAGAAAAAACAGCAAGACTGTATATATGAGTGTGACGTCAACAATAATCATGTTCCAAAAAGGAAGCGATTTTAAAAACATTGAGTATTTAGATATCAGTAAAAAGCATATAAAATCAAAATACATCGATAAAAATACTTTGAGTGGTCCATGGGTATTTAATAATACTCCAAGAAGAAAAAACCGTTTTGGAGATTTCTTTGATGTCCAAATCTCAGTGGCTACTCAATTGAATAAAGCCTTCGTTATTAATAAACCTTATACAAAGCTTGATAAACACTATAAAATTGGAAGCTTCTATATTGAAGACCAGTTTATTAGAGATGCAGGGAAACCCAATTCTTTAAGATCAAGCAAAGAGGAAAAAATCATTTTTCCCTATATTATAGACCAAGAAAAACAATTGAAGAGGATAGAAAACATTGAGCAATATCCTGGGCTTTTATCTTACTTAAATCAGTTTAAAGAGAAACTGAAATTAAGAAAACATGATGAAAATGCTCATTGGTTTGAGTATGGTAGATCTCAGGCTATTAATAATATCATAGGTCAAAGTAAGATAGTGATGTCTACAATTATTACAAATAGAGTTCATTGCTATTTGTTGGATGAGAATAGTGTTCCATATTCTGGTATTTTTATTAGTGAAAAAAGTAATGAATATTCGTTGGATGAAGCTATTGAAATTTTACGATCTCAAGAATTTATAAATTATGCAATGTCAGTTGGTATATTGGTCGATGGTAATTCCGTACGCATCAAAGTTATTGATATAAAAAATTACATGTTTTGAAGGAGAAAATTATGAAAAAAGCTAAATTTGGGATTGCATCGAGAACTACAATCCTTCTTGGTAGAGAAAGCATAGCAAGAGTTGATAGCGCAATAAATGAGTTAATTAAAAATACTTATGATGCAGACGCAGATTTGTGTTTAGTTTCTTTTGACGTTGACAATGATGAAATCATAATTATCGATAATGGTATTGGGATGACAGAAGAGACAATCCTTAATGAGTGGATGTTGATTGGAACAGACAAAAAGAAATCAGACTTTAAATCCGAAAAATCTCGTATAAAAGCTGGAGAAAAAGGTATAGGACGGTTTGCTTTAGATAAACTGGGGAATAAATGCGAAATATTTACCAAACACAAAGATAGTGAGAATACTGTTCATTGGTTAAACGACTGGAATACATTTGAGCAAAGTGATAAAACTATTGATGAGATTGAGGCAGATTATGAACTATTTAATGATAAAAATATCATTGATTATGTTCCAAAATATCTTGAGAATTATCTCGAACAAATTCTATTAAATGAAAAAAAAGAGTTTAATACCGGAACCATAATCCGAATAAAAGAATTAAGACAAGTTTGGAGTCAAAATGATATCGATAACATTTCAAAATCATTGGGGTTTTTAATACCTCCAAATGAACAAGATGATTCCACTTTTGATATATATTTTCAACCTAATCCGATTATTGAACCTGAGAAAATCGCTAATCCAATTGGCGATGAATTTGATTATAAGATTAGCGCTAAATTTGATGGAGAAAAGTTCAACATAGTTTTAGTTAGAAACGAGTATAACTTACGAAAATTTACTGACGATATTTTTGAGCAAAAGGGATTCAAAAAAGAACGTTTTACTAAAGAGGATTTTGAAAAGGGAACGTTTGTGTCTGAATATAGTATCGAAAAACTTCTAAACTCAAACGATATAGACTTAATTAATAATGTAAAACGAATAGGTAGATTTAAGTTTAGTTATATATTCATGAAGTTACTTGCAAACAAATCTGATAAAGAAGTTTTCAAGTACAAAGATATTAGTGATAAAAGACAAATTTGGATGAATAGCTATTCGGGTGTTAAAATTTATAGAGATAATTTTTGGGTTAAACCATATGGGGATAAAGATTCAGAATCATTCGATTGGCTTAATTTAGATGCAAGAAGAGCTGAAAATCCAGCAGGGGTGAGCCATCCAACTCAACAATGGAAAGTTAGAAACTTACAAGGACAAGGAACGTTGTTCATCTCGAGAGTATTTAATAGCGATATTCTTGATAAATCAAGTAGAGAAGGTATTATAGAAAATAAGGTTTTTCAGTCACTAAAGTCAGTAATCATCGCAATTATAAGTTTGTTTGAAAAAGACCGTGCTTACATAGGGTACAACTTAAAACTGTATGATGATAAGATTAATCAAAATGAAGTTGTGAAGGCTGAAGGTCGCAGAATAGCAAAAGAGATTAATAAGACAGCAACCAAGAAAATGGAGACTGTATCAACTCCAGAAGCAACACTTGCAAAGACCGTGCAAATACAGGCTGAAAAAGAAAAAGAATTGATTGCTGAAATAAATTCATATAGGACTCTTGCTACAAATGGATTGATAACGACTTCAATTGTACATGATCTGAAGAGTATACAATCTACATTGAAATCAAGAGCACAGAAATTAAAGGGTTTGATTAAAAGAAATGATATTGAGTTAAGAGATGAAATGATTGAAGCTTTAAGAAACAATGATTTGTTATTACATTCATGGATCTCGGTTATTACAGAACAACAAAAAAGTGATAAACGAAGAAGGAAAAAATTCAATGTTGCTGACGTTATAGGAAATTTGATTAATTTAATGAAACCTATTTTTGAGTTTAAACAAATTGATGTTCAGTATAATAAACCTCGATATCAAATCAACAAAAGAGCACTAGAGTCAGATTTTGACGCAATACTATATAATCTGCTTATAAACTCCATCGAAGCATTTGAGAGAAATAACATTTCAATCGACAAGAGAAGAATAGAGATATCACTTGAAGAGAAAAGTGATAAGATACAGATAAAATATGCAGATAACGGACCTGGTATCTCTAATGTTTTCAAAGATCCATACGATATTTTTATTTATGGAGAAACAAGCAAAGTGGACAATAGTGGTAAGAAAATAGGCACTGGCATGGGGATGTATATAGTTTCTTCTACAATATCTGAATATAATGGAGAATATATTATTGATGAACACAAAAATGGATTCAAACTTAGCATATTGATTCCTAGTGAGGTAAGACAATGAGTGCTGATTATAAAATTATTAGAATTGGTTTAATTGAAGATGATGACAATAAACTAATTAGTATTAAGGCAAATATTAAAGAGGGATTTGAAGATGCTAAACCAGATAAGATACAGATGTACTCGAATATTCAACTTATACCTATCGATCTTAAAATTAAGGATAATAGAGATGCTGTGTTAGTTGTTTTATCAGATATGATATCAAAGGGTGAAATGGATGCTGTTTTTATTGATTATCGTCTGTCTACCTATGCGAATACAACATTAAACGGAGTGAAAATCGCAGAGTTTATTAAGGAGAGATACGAGTTCTTCCCATACTATTTAATGACAGCATATGAAGATGCATTGTATAGAGATGAGTTGTTTCCGGCTAATAGAGTTCTTGACACAAGTAGATATTTGGATGATCCTACTGAGAGAGCAGATGTCCATGCCAAGATTATTCAAGATGTTAAATATCATCTAACGAATATAGAGAATTGGGAAAGTGAGCTACTTTCTCTTTTGGAAACAAAGAATCCTAATCAACATCAACGTGAAAGAGTTTTATATCTTGATAGACAAATAGAATCATATCTATTCACTAAAACGAGAATGACTGAAGAGCAAAGAAGTGATAATAGTATTTCAAAGCTTGAAAAAATTGCAACAGAAATTGATGAATTACTACGAAAGATTGATAATCATGAATAAGCTTAGAAGTCAGGTTCCATATAAAAAAATAGATTATGAGATAAGACATCTCAATGCAGATTTAAAGAAAATTCTACAGAATGATTTCACATATAATTGTGCTTATTGTAATGATAGAGATACTTATGCAGGAGGCTTTGACAATTATCATATAGAACATTTTGCACCAAGGTCGAAGTTTGCAGAATATGAATTTAAATTTTCAAATCTATTCTATTCATGTCCATATTGCAATAGAGCAAAGTCGAATAAATGGATTACTAATGATCCATTAATATCTTTTAACGATAATAAAGGCTTTGTTAATCCATGCACAGATGAATACGATAATCATTTAGCTAGAAATGATTATGGATCAATTATTTATAAAACGGATTTAGGCAGATACATGTATGTCGAGTTGAAACTTTATCTAAAAAGACACCAAGTTAATTTTTTGCTTGATAAAATAATAAAACAGAGACATATATTGAAAGAAATGAAAGAAAGAAGCAGTATAACAAAGGAAAAGAAAGAACTCTTGGAAAAAATAATAAACAAGTTAAACGAAATTTTTGTAGATACATTCACTTCTGAAAACTATAAGGAGTTAGAATTGAATTAAATACTATTTAATGATGTTATAACGAAATTAAAATTGGAGTTTATACTTTTATGAAAAAATGAGGTTTCAATTATGGAGATCATTAAAGATACTGATGTAAATTCAATCCTTATTAAGAGAATAAGACAAATCATGCTCACTGAGACTGACCTCATAAAGAAACTTATAGGAATCAACTCATCAAATATTGTTTCAGAAATGCCTATTAAAAATAGGGATTTTCACATTTGGGTTTATATAAATGGTGATAGGCTTGTAGGATTTGTTACTTTTGTTGAGAGAGAAGAAAGCGTGATTTTTATTCGTGCACTTTATGTTACTAGAGAACATAGAAATCAGGGAATAGGTGCCAAAATCATGAACGATGTGCTCGAGTTGTACCCTAAAATTGAGTGCCGTGTTAACAATGATAACTTTCCAATGTATAGTTTACTAAGAAGTTTAGGTTTTAGAGGAGAGAAATCTATTGTTTCATTCCTAAAACCAAGAGATTCAAAGCCGATTTGGTGGAGTAACTATAAAACTGCCGATAGTTATCTCTAAGTTTATATAAACGATAAAGAAAGTGATTTAGAATATATTGTGGAGGTATTTATGGAACATCATATGACTTTATTAGATGAGTATTTCGAAGAAACCAATAAAGGCAAGAAAACTATTGAATACCGTCTTTTAGATGAGAAAAGAAAGAAAGTCAGTATTGGAGACACTATCATTTTTAAGAAAGCATCAAATAAGAACGATTTTGTTAGATGCATTGTAACTGATCTAAAGGTATTTAATAATTTACTAGAAATGTATACAGAAACCTTTGAAAGAGATTTTAAATCGAGATACAAAGATCCACAAGCTGTTGTTGATGATACCACATATTATTCTGTTGAGAATAGATTGTCACATCCAGCTTTAGCTATTCATTTTATAAAAATGGTATAGAATGATATTTCATCAATAATAATTGAATGAATGTGAGGTTATAATATGAAACAGAGTCAAATTGATCAATTAAAAAATGAGCTAAAGCAAATCCTGGATCAAAATATAAATGTTATTAACCAAGATGGTTTTTTGGATAAAAATCAGATTCCCAGTGGTAGCAAGGTATATAATATCGAAGCATCACTAATGTTTGTAGACATTAGAAGTTCAACTGTTCTGACTGATAGCATAGGCAGAAAGAATATGGTCAAGATCTATAAAATGTTTACTAACTTATGCAAGAAAGCTATAAATGATTATAATGGATCAATACTTCAAATTGTTGGTGATGGCATCCTATGTGGATTCACAAATGATACAACAGGAAATTCCGGACAAAGAGCAGTTGATGCTGCATTGACCATTCATACTTACATAGCTGAGTCAATGAATTCTCTATTAAACAAGGATTGGAAAATTGGCTGTGGTATCGGTATTAGAACAGGACATGTTTATGTTACAAGGCTAACGACTGATAATGGTAGTGAGGTTGCATATCCTAGTGATATAACAAACTACGCTTCCAAATTTTGTAGCAAAGCGAAAGAAGAGCAAATTATACTAGACTCAAAAACCTATGAGCACTTAGATCAACATCATAGAGTTTTTTGTGAAAATTTCATAACTGATTTACCAAACACTTATATTATCAAGGAGGCAACATGGGAGATAAAATAGATAAAGCTTTTGATAAAGATACATCATATAGAACACTAGAACTAGTCAACTCTTGGATAACTGCTGCTGATAGTAAATCATCCATATTGTTAGCATTTATTGCTTTGCTTGTAGGATTAACTTCAAACTCCTATAGCAAAATTGTTGATGTTATATTGAATGGGAATAATGTATCAATTACCTTCGGTATAATAATAGCTGTTTTGTATCTATTAGTTTTGTTTCTAGTTATATACAATTTAATATTAGTTTTTACAGCAAGATTAAAAACAGGTCTTTCAATTGATCATACTAACCTTGTTTCTTTCATATCTGTTTCTAATATGACTGATCAAGAGTATCTCGATTTAGCTAAAAAGGCAACTGATAAAGAGATTTGTGAAATGATATTAAAACAAGTTAATATTAATTCGAAGATAGCGTATCAAAAAATGAAGCAATTCAATAAAGCATTGATGTATTCGTTTATCTTGATTCCGTTAACTATTATTTTGGTAACATTTTCAGGATAATTTTAACTTATCGTGTCCACGTTATTGACATAAAAGCATATATATAATGAATCGAATGAAAGTATTATCAAAAATTTCTTAAAAATGGAGTGATGAAAATGTATGAAATATTGATTGGATTGAGTATTATGTCACTTGTTACATTTGTTATATTGCTATTTATTGACAAGGAACTACAATTTTTAAGTAGTATCGGGATAAACAAAACAAGATTTGTCAATATCCAAAAAATTAAACTATTAATTCCTGGCATTATGCGAAAAGGTGGACATACATCAATTTTCTCATTGTATGCATAGGCATCTATTATGTAATCAATTTGACAGGTCTTTTATTAATAATCCTACATTTTGTAACAGGTAGTCAAATGATTTATTGGATAGGGGTTTCAATATTGTTTTTTAACTTAATTGTGTTAATGGGTAGTATTCTAAAGATATCACTTAACAGAGAGCAACAAAAAATAAAAGATACTATAAGAAATAAAAAATGAAAAAGCGTATGCTTTATGAGGTGTTTCTATGAATATAAAAATGTTGATAATAGAAATGATAAATTTTAATAGGTTTAAAAAGATATATAGAAAAAATCACGAAACAATGGACTATAACAGTAACTTGCATGTATGTGATAGTTACATTCAGCTTTTATCAAGCAAGAAAAAACTTGAACTTGTGAAATTATACAAATGCTATACTTTTTTATGTATGGAAAATGATAAAGATTTTTATGAGTTAAGTAGAGAAATTGAATTACCTGAAAATTATTTGATGATCTTATATTACAAACTAATTCTAAATATAGATGCGACTAATGAAGTATTTTTACCATTATATGATGCTTTCATCAATCATAAATTCAAGTTGAATGGAGCAGGAGTTTTTTTTGCATTGAAAAAAGAAGTAGATGTGTTGAGAGATTTCTTGGTAAATCATACTCAAATTTCGCACAAAGGTATCTTGCAACATATCCAAAAATCAAAGTTACCGCAAGTTCAGAGGGTATATAAAAAGTTGGAACAGGCTCATTCAAATTCATCAATTTCAGATCGCTGAGATTCGTACAATTTGGAGGGCACTAGAGCTTTCTAATAGCTCATTATATTGTATGATTAACGATTTTCATGGAGGAAAGAAATCAAATGGATAATGCACAAACAAAGTATTCGCAGCACATAAAACTACATTTATTGGTTCTATTCGGTTATATTGCTTTATTTATAGGTAGTTGGGCGACATTTTTGATAGGAGCATTATTTTTAGTGCCTATTTTGATTGGTATAAATTACGCAGTATTTGCCCTATACAGAAACGAGCCAATAAAGATTAAAGACGCTTTTAAATTTATGGATAAATCAAGTAGATCAACTGTATTGTCCCACTATATTTTTCTAGGTTTTATCTATGCTATATTAATAGCTTTAATTCCAGTGACAGATAACATTTTAATAAACATTTTATCTGTGGACATCTCAGAAAACATAGCAACTTCATTAATAGTCACATTTATAACCATTTTAATCTATATTTCCCTTCAAACAGTATTTTCTTTTGCCACGATTATAAAGATAGATGCAAATGTATCTACTAAAGAAGCAATAGCTTTAAGCAAAAAAATGGTTATGAGTAGACCACTTTTCTTTATTGGAATGCGACTGATTTTCATCTTTAGAAACATTGCTATTTGGTTAGTGTTGGGGTTACGATTTATGTATTATTACGGAATCATTGATACACCTACAGGTGTTTCAGGAGATCCTGCAATGTATCTTCTTATAGGTTGGTTTGCTCTACTAGTGATAAGCACTCCATTTTATGAAAAGATGATGGTGAAGATTTACCTTAAAAACAAAGAAAGAATATATGAATAAATCATATATGAAAGGTCAGATTAGTATGAAGAAAAAGAGGTTAGCTTTGATTGGATTAATTTTAGGTATCGTTGGATTACTTTTGGGTATTTTAAGTTTTCTGCTCTAATGTTTTCAATAACTGATAGATTTGAAATGCAAGGCTTAACAATTAATTTGAGCAAATTTATCTATTCTCAGTATCGTTTTGAAAATGGAATAAATAGACAATATGAAAATATTGAATAAAAGAGACTAAAATCATATTATTCACTCTGTAGCCGAAATTAAAGAATTGTAATATGATTTGCAATTATAGATTCAAAAACATCAAAAATATGTTACTTTGGTATTTTAGCCACCTATCTAACCATGTAAGGGGAAACATATTTTAGTCGATTTTGATGTTACTTCAATACACACAAGGTTGATTTTGCAAGCAATTCGGTCGTTTCAACGCAGCTTGTGTGTGAGAACATATTTGCTTAAAAGTGAATGAAAATGGACATTACTTATTGGACAAAAATAATTGAACTGATAAAATGCTTAGTTAAGCCATGATTTAGTAATTCGTAAAAAAAAT